TGAAATAATATTTTTTAAATCTCCGGCATCTTCACCACTGCCAAGAATATCTCTAAATTCTTGTGTGTCTTGCATAGCCACTGCTTTGCATCTCCAAATGTGTGGCCACCAACCTGGATCATATCCTTCTTGACCTCTTGCAGTGTCTTCAACCACATAAAATTTATTGATGGCTAAATTTTCTGATGGAGTAAAAGATGAAACAGTTTGTGTTGCTGAACTGGTTTCTCCTGTGAGAGTTTCATTAGCATCAAACAATCCATCAGTGGACAATCTAATAGTTTTAGCATTGTGATTGTAATCAATAACAGTACCAACAGTACCTGATGTTGCACCTGTGACAGTTTCACCTTTTCTAAACTTTTTAGTTGGTTTACTTGTTAAGGTAATCATAGCCGCTTCAAGTCTTAAATCATCTCTCAAGTGCGGCAATTCAAATACATCACCTGGCATGATTTTTCTACCAAGTTGTTCAACCATGCTGTTTAAATGAAATGTAATGTAAATTGTATCGCTGGTTTGAAACAAGCCAAATTGTGTCAAATCAAAATCTTGATCATTTAAAGAATAATTACCTCTTAAATCATATACATCTGGATCGTATTTTCTATCTCTATTTTCTAAAAATAATAGATCTTGTATGTTTGCTGGACCCAAACTGCTATTCTTTGGCTGATCATGTGATATACTGTTTGTATTAACATGGGGACCTAGGTATTTGTGTACAAATACGCCCGTACCACCTGCATATAGGTGTTCTTTTACTACACGATCAACAAATTTGTAGTCGTTTCCTTTATCTGGTTTCCATAAGCTAATTCTTGGCATAGTTATTCCTTACATAGTATTTATTGTATTAAAATCTTTTTATAAATACTATTAACATGGCTACTAAGAAAACTAACAGACAGGAACTTATTACAGACATTCGTAACATCTTAGGTGATGGTATGGTTGATGTGGAACTTGATCCAAAACACTACGAACAAGCAATTGATCTAGCAGTTGATAGATACAGACAAAGATCGTCAAATTCTACAGAAGAAGCGTATATTCATTTAGAACTACAGCAAGATATTCAAGAATATACACTAGCAAGAGAAGTGATTGAGGTTCGTGAAATTTTCAGAAGATCAGTTGCAGGATCATCAAGTTCTGTTGATTTAGATCCTTTTGAACTTGCTTACACTAATCTTTACTTTTTGCAGGGTGGCAGAATAGGTGGATTGCTAACATGGGATGCATTTGCACAATACCAAGAAACTGTTAGAAGACTATTTGGTGGTTATTTAAACTTCAAATATGTAACAGAAAAACAAAAATTAATACTAATGAGAAGACCCAGATCCAAAGAAAATGTGCTGTTACAAGTTTACATGGAAAAACCTGCTGAAACTTTAATTGATCAAAGATACAGTAAACCATGGATAAGAGATTATGCACTTGCACAGTGTAAAATGATGTTGGGTGAAGCCAGATCTAAATATGGTACTTTACCTGGTGCGGCTGGTGGTGTTTCTCTTAATGGTGCTGATTTAAAAGCAGAAGCTCAATCTGCCATGGAACGTCTTGAAAGAGAAATTGAAACATACGGCACAGGCGAAGATCCACTAACTTGGGTTATTGGATAATTTTTGTTGACTAATCACAAAAAATAAGTTAATATATTAATATGATTGTTGGTATTGTTGGATTTATAGGTGCCGGTAAGGACACTGTTGCTCAAGTTTTCAAAGACAATGGATATAAGCATGAGTCTTTTGCTAATCCGTTGAAAGATGCTGTGTCTCATATTTTTGGGTGGCCAAAAGAAATGCTGGAAGGCAAAACTGAAGCCAGTCGTAAATTTAGAGAAGCGTCTGATCCATGGTGGAGTAGTAAACTAGGTTTCAAAACTTTTACACCAAGATTGGCTTTGCAGTTGATTGGCACAGAAGTTTTTAGAGATAGTTTTAATCCAAACATTTGGCTACACAGTTTAGAAAATCGTTATGTGTCAAGTGGCATGAAAAAAATAGTAATTAGCGATTGCCGTTTCAAAAACGAAGTTAGTTTGATAAAATCATTAGGTGGTTATTTAATTAAAGTGCAAAGAGGCGGAACTCCACATTGGTATGAAATGGCAGTTGAAGCCGCATCTGGAGATGCTTTTAGTCAACACAGTCTAGCAGAAATGGGTATACACCAAAGCGAATGGGATTGGGTCAATCAAAAAATTGATTATGAAATTCACAACAATTCTACAATTGAAGATTTACAATTACAAACACAACAAATCATAGAAAAAATAAATTCAAACACAAAAACGGTTGACAAGAAATAAAACCTGTACTACTATAAGAGTACGTTAATAAAAACTTCCATTTACAGCACAGAAGGAAAACAAAATGTCTGAACAGTTCATCAACGAATTTTTTGGTCTGGTGAAAAAATCAAAACCTCAAAACATTGAGCTCTGCATTAACAAAAACAAAGCAAATGGTCATATTGATCAAGTGGGATTTTACAATACAATGTCAAAAGAATATGTAATCTATAACGTCAACGAACTGACTCGTTCTTGTATGAAAGAGTTTCGTTTGTTTCTTAAAGATAAGTGACACAATGAGATCTGATATGGAATATCTTGGGTATCAGTATTTTTGTGAGTATGACGATGATCCTGATGATTGTACAAGAAAATTTTGGCACATCGTAAAAGACCCAAACGGCAACGAAATTAAAGGAGCCAATTGGGGACCTTATCATAATGTGAGTTATGAAGAATTTAAACAATTTGTAATAGATTATTGTGTAACAACACAAGGAGAATTAGACTATGGTTGATCGTTTTGATCTTGAAGAAAAAATTATGCGAGCCAGTTGGGTGCTAGAAGACATTCGCTTGTTTCGTGATAGATTTTGGCAACGTGAAACAATGACACAAGATGAAATTGATAATTTTCTTATGGCTATGGAAACAATCTATCAACACAGATTTGATGATCTTGAAGACATGATGTGTCAAGTGTTTGAATTAAATCAATATCGTAAAAAAGATCCAAAGATTAACACACAGCCACAATCAACAAAAGAGCTAGATGAGTTTTACAATGAGGTAGAAATTAATCGCAAAGTTAAACCAGACTTAATGTCAACGTTTGACGAGAAAATGTAGTGATTGCGAGCATGGCGGAATAGGTAGACGCAACGGACTTAAAATCCGTTATCAATTATGGTGTGTGGGTTCGAGTCCCTCTGCTCGCACCAACTCAAAGGAAAATAAATGACAAAACTAACTAAATCAGAAGCAGAACAACAAGCAGTTAAAGAATGGTTAAAAACAAACAAACCAACAATTTGTCCACCTATGCAAAAATCAGATCCTAGCAAGATTAAAAAAACTTGGGGATGGGGCAGTAAGAAAAAGAAAAAATAAAAAACAAAAGTCCTGTAGTTTAATGGTAAAACACCCGGCTTATACTCGGCACAGTCTCCAGATTAGAGAGCGATACAGGTTCAAATCCTGTCAGGACTACCACAATAAATATGTTCTATGAAACTAATTTTTATATGTTTTTTACTGCTGTTTAGTGCTTGTTCTTTTAAAGTTACAGACTGTGAATTCAAACCTTCAGCATCTATTAATGAAGAATTTGATATTGAAAAGCCTATACAAGATCAAATTAATCCTGAAACCAAAGTCAGTTGCAATTACTAATCTGGTAATAAATCACCTTGTTTCCACCCTACTTCGTCAAGACTTTTGATTCTACTACAATTAGCACATATACTTTTTAAGTTATCCCAACTAGAATTTTTTAAGTTGCCGTCTATGTGATAAACGTCTATTTGTGAAGGATGTTTTGATTTAAAGCCACATTTTTCACAGATACTTTTCTTTCTATATCCGCTTTTGACCCATGAATAATTGTATTTTGTTCTTTCACCTGCATCAGTTTTGATACATTGATCACATTTTTTACGATAATAAACTTTGCCTTTTCTTTTGTAATTAAAAGCCGCAGGTCTAGTTTTACAAGAATTACATAATGGTCTTATGTGCTTTATATCGTCTTTCACGCTCATACTATGTTTATTTAATACCTTTAAAGGGAATGTACTTCTGGTGTTTTTTATAAAGATTGGCTAAATATCATTATATAATATAGAGTAGACAATAAAATTGTCACATATAGTAGGGAGAAAATAAACTATGCCAACTTTAGTATCACCAGGTGTATCAGTTTCAGTCATTGACGAATCAATGTATGCATCAGCTGGTCAAGGTACAGTACCTTTGGTAGTTGTTGCTACTGCACAGGACAAAACAGATCCGAGCACAGGCAATACTGCTGTTGGTACCACTTCAGCAAATGCTGGAGTACCATTTTTGATCACTTCGCAAAGAGAACTGGTTACAACCTTTGGCGAACCATCATTCAAATCACTACAAGGCACAATGCTACACGGTGATGAAAGAAACGAATACGGTTTGCTATCAACATATTCATACTTAGGAATTTCTAACAGATCATATGTAGTAAGAGCTAACATAGACTTAGATCAATTAGAAGGTTCTACAAACGCTCCAAAACTTGCTCCAGCAGATGGAACATACTGGTTAGACACAACTAACACAGATTGGGGATTATTCACAGCAAACATAACATCCGGTACATGGGACAAACTAACACCAACTGTGTTACTTGACGAACCAGGTGCCGCTGGAAGTAAGGTAGATGGTCAAGGAAGACCAACAGGTTTTGGTGCAACAGGAGATTACGCTCTAGTGGCTTCAACATCTCCAGCAGTGTTATACCAACATATAGGATCTGGATTCGTATCAGTAGGTTCACCGCAATGGAAAACAGCAACAAGCGCCAATGTTCACATTCAATCAGGTAACGGTACAGCACCAAATGTGGCAGTATCTGGTAACTACAAAGATGTTTGGTTAAAATCAACATCAGGTGGTCAAGGTGCAAACATTGTGATGAAATCATACAGCACAGCAACAAGCTCGTGGTCATCTATCTCATCTGAAGTATATTCAAGAGATGATGCCGCTACAGCACAAGGTGGTAGCTCACTATCTGCTAATGATGTGTACGTAAGATTTGATGACTTTGAAGATGGTGCTATTGCTGATGAATTAAAAGCAAATTTCACAGCCTTAGCAACTGATCTAACATCAACTGAGTTTGCTAAAAAATCAATTGAAGCATACGGTAATGTTTCATCTCCATCTCCAGAAATTCAATACGAAGTTAGAATTAGAAGTGCAGGCACATCAACAGTTGCAGAAGGTAATCCTGCAGATTGGACCAATGGTATATCGACAACAACTGAAACTAGCATTAGATTTGAACTTAATGGTCACACAATTTCAATTCCAAATGGCGGTGCTGGTAATTCAGTTTCGTTAGCTGACCTTGTTTCGTACATCAATGCCAATAAAGCAGACACAGGTAATGTTAATGCAGAAGCTGTTGTTCTTGAGCAAGATCCAAGCACAAACGCTATAAAAAGAGGTTATCTAAAACTTACAAGACCAGGCGGTTATGCAATTTACTTGCAAAAATCAGATGATGATAGTGATGCACTTACAAAAGAAATTGAAGTAAGTGAATTAGGATTTACATCTAATACAACAACTCAAGAATCCGCAAAAGCATATTACTACAAATCACTTTGGTCAGATGCAACTTACCAAGCATCAGCTTCAGCACCAACAAGTGATCCAGTAAATGGCACACTGTGGTACAAAACAACTCAAGACGCAGACTTGTACATTGCAGAAAACGATGGCGGTACTATGAAATGGTTGGCTTATGCTAACTCAAAAGATAGATACGACTCAACTTCTGTAGCGGCAGGCGGTATTAGAGATTTACAAATTGTATCAGGTGAACCAACTAAGAGATCAGACGAAACTTCAAATTTACAAGACGGTGATGTTTGGATTGACTCTGATGAATTAGATGCTTATCCAAAAATTTACAAATACAGTACAGCCACATCAGCATGGGTATTACTAGACAATGCAGATCAAAGCACAGCATCAGGTGTTGTGTTTGGTGATGCAGTAGGTAACCCAGCTGGAGCAAATCAAGGAGAGCAAGATTGGGGTTCAGCGTATGCTAACTTCCATTCAGATGCTCCAGATCCTGCTGTTTATCCAGAAGGCATTATATTGTTTAACACAAGATTGTCAGGTTACAATGTTAAGAAATATGTAACTGATTACACTTTTGACAACACAAACAATGGTAACATTTGGGTAACTGAATCAGGATTAAAAACTGATGGATCACCATACACTGGCAGACAAGCACAAAGAAATGTGATTGTTACAGCAATGCAAGGTGCGTTACAAGGCAACGAAGATATCAGAGCAGAATCAAGATTCTTTAACTTGATTGCCGCTCCTGGTTATCCAGAGTTACTTGATGAAATGGTTGCATTAAGTACAGATAGAAAATTAACAGCATTTGTACTTGCTGACACACCATTTAGATTAGCACCAGACGGAACGTCAATTCAAAATTGGGCAACCAATGCCAACAATGCTCCAACAAATGGAGAAGATGGCTTATTGACTGGTACTCCGTATGCGGCTGTGTATTATCCTTCAGGATTTACATCAGATCTAGCAGGCAACAATGTAACAGTTCCACCAACACATATTGCTATGAGAACAATGGCATTTAATGATCAGGTGGCATTTCCATGGTTTGCACCAGCAGGCTTCACAAGAGGTTTAGTAGACAACTCAACTTCAGTTGGTTATATCACTAGCGAAGAAGAGTTTAAAGCAGTAACATTGTCAGAAGGTCAAAGAGACACACTATACGCAAACAAGTTAAATCCAATTGCGTTTATTCCAAACAGAGGATTAGTGGTATTTGGTCAGAAGACACTATCACCAATTGCATCAGCACTTGATAGAGTTAATGTAGCAAGACTGATTGTGTATCTAAGATACCAATTAGACCAACTTGCAAAACCTTTCTTGTTTGAACCAAATGACAGAATTACTAGAGATCAAGTTACAGATACTTTCAATAGATTCTTTGAAGATCTTGTTTCTAAGAGAGCAGTGTTTGATTTCTTAGTAGTTTGTGATGAAACAAACAATACTGGTGCCAGAATTGATAGAAATGAATTATGGATTGATATTGCTATTCAACCAGTGAAAGCAATTGAATTTATCTATATTCCACTTCGTATCAAAAATACTGGAGAAAGTTTAACAAGTTAATAAAATAAAGGGGTAAGCGAACCTTATCCCTTTAATTTACCTTTAAATGGATATAAAAATTTTTATAATTCATACAAAAGTGTAAATAATAGTATTAAGGAGAGAAAACAAAATGGCAACACTTTCAAAATTTGGTGTACCAATAGATGGATCAACAGGTAGAGGCGGTATTTTACAGCCTAAACTGAAATATAGATTTAGAGTTAGATTCACTAACTTTGGTAACCTAGGTGCGTCACCTCTTCAACTGACTCAACAAGTTATGTCGGTTACGAGACCAAAGATTAACCATGAAGAAGTACCAATTCATTCATACAACTCAGTTGCATACATGCAAGGTAAACACACATGGGAATCAGTTAACATAACACTTAGAGATGATATCAACAATAACATTTCTAAACTTGTTGGTCAACAAGTACAGAAACAGTTAAATCACTTTGAACAAACTTCTGCAACATCAGGATCAGTTTACAAGTTTGGAACTAAAATTGAAATCTTAGATGGTACAAATGACACAGAACTAGAACAATGGGATTTAGAAGGTTGTTTCTTACAAAATGTTGATTATTCAGATGGTGACTATGCAGTATCAGAACCAGTACAAGTTATCTTGACACTGAAATATGATAATGCAATACATCAAGCACCAGGCGACACTATATTCCCTCTACTTGGTTTAGGTGGATCTGGCGGATTAGTATAATAATTACTATTTCGTTTAACCCTTACCAGCGGAGTAATAGAATATGGCAGTTTTAAAACCAGCTAACAGAGCCGCGAACCTTTATCTTCGCGGCTCAAATCATGACCCAGCTCCAAGACAAGCACATCAGTATGTTGTGGTTTTCAGTATGTACCAGCTGGCAGTACCGGAGCATTTAAAGACAACTTACGACGAATTAAATCAATTCAGAGACAGATTGCACTTCTTAGTAAACAGTGTTGATCAACCCAAGTTCACAGTGGATCAAACTGTGTTAAATCAATACAACAGAAAAAGAGTTGTTAATAGGTCAATTACATTTGATCCTTTGAGTTTTAGAATGTATGACACACATGATGGGTTGGGATTAAAATTTGCAAAACTGTTGTATGAATTTGAATTTCAAGGTGCAAGATTAACACAAAAGAAAAGTGGTGTTCAAGGAGAATCAAGATCTGAAGATCACAACTACAATAGAAATTTATATCAAACAGAAGATCAGTTTACAAAAAGTCATCATTTTGGTCTTGCTACACACAACAATTTTCACAGTCGTCTTTTAAAACACATAGACATATATCAGGTTGCAGGAAAGATGTACAGCAAAACAAGAGTGATATATCCAAGATTGGCAAGATTTGATATGGATCAACTTGATTATGCTCAAAGCGGTGTAGTTAATTTGAGTTTTGGTTTTCAGTATGAAAACTTTTT